AGGGATCCAAACAATATGATAAGAAATGTTAAATTTACAGTTACCGTTAGAAATATATTTATTAGATGACATTAAATATAATTAATAAACGAATCTTTAGATGTGTAAACAAACATGAACCGATGGAGGATTTATCATCCCCGGATTAAAATCTAGGGCTTTCCCAATCCCCCTTTTTGTAATTTATTTGAGAATTAGTTTTAAATCATTTTCTATATCATCAGATGGTGTTTCTAAGATGATGGGAATATTTAATTTTTTAAAATAATGGACAATGTATAATAATCCATCTTTACCTATTTTTCCTTTTCCAATATTTTCATGTCTATCAATATTTGAACCGACTTCATTTTTGGAATCATTTAAATGTATTAAACCAACATATCTCAATCCTATTAATTCTTCTAATGCTTCCAGATATAATAATATCGATGCTTCTTTCGATAAATCATAACCTGCAGCAAATATATGACATGTATCTAAACATATTCTAAATCTATCACTAATTTGTGTATTTTTTAATCTAATTATTTTTTTAAAGAAATGAGCAAAATCTTCTAATTTATAACACATTTCAGAACCTTGCCCTGATGATGTTTCAAGAAATATTTTTACTGAATCATATTTTATGGTTTGTTGATTTATATATAAAAGACTCGTATACATATTATTGTATGCTTCTTCTTTCGTTAATTCCAATTGTTTGCCCATATGTATAACTATTCCAATAGCTTTTAGTTGATGGGCAAGTATTATTTCTTTTATAAATTGATGTATCCAAATACTATATTCGTCCCAATTTCTTGCAAGATTTATAGTATATGATGCATGAACAACGTATTTACCATCATAATTTTTTATATCTGAAATTGATGTTTTAGCCGACGAAACAAACACTTGTACGATACTACATTTTTGCACATTATCGTTTTCTTTTGCATCGATAAGAGTACTATCAACATGAATACCCATCATTTTATAGTTTTATAGTTTTATAATTTTATAATTTTATAATTTATATATATTAATAACATGATAAATTAGAATTTTTAATCTAATGTTACACAATTTATTGAATGTACTGAAATATAAAAATTGAAACTAAAATATACTATGACATAAACAGTTCGTTATATATGTTAATATATTAATATAGATATATTGACCTTACAATATTTAAATATTTAAATATTTCTACACCACCGGTTAATGTTTTTAGTTGATAAATATTCACCCAGTTGTATAAAAGAATCTAAATTCCATAATGATTTACTAGAGAGATTAAATCATATGAGTAAAAACGAGTCAATTCCACACATATTACTATGCGGACCAAGCGGTTCTGGTAAAAAGACAATTATAAAATTATTACTTGAAATGATGTATGATATTAATGTTCATAAAACTGAAGATACTGTTTATAGAGTTATAGGAAGTGGTAATAAAGCTACGGAAGTAGTTGTTAAACAAAGCGATTATCATATTGTAATTGAACCGAATAATAATAATTTTGACAGATATTTAATCCAAGATATTGTCAAAGAATATGCAAAGAAAATGCCACTTGGTGTTTTTAAAACACGAAAAATATTCCGAACAGTTTTAATAAATAATATAGATAATTTGTCTTACTACGCTCAAACATCTTTACGTCGCACAATGGAAAAATATTCTAGTACATGTAGATTTATTATGTGGTGTACATGTTCAACACGAGTTATCGAACCTCTTGTTAGTAGATGTATATTTTTTAAACTCAATGCTCCATCACACCAACAATTATTCTCCTATATAAATGATATTTCATATAAAGAAAAAATTAAATTGACCATAGAGGATTTCACATATATATTAGATAATGCGCGTGGAAATATAAAAGAAGCTTTGTGGTTATTAGAATTAATAAAAATAGGATTCGGTAAAAAAAATATATATTATCACACAATAAATTTGATAACATCTATGATTATATCGCATGATATAAAACAAATAAATATTGTATTAAAAGATAAGAATGATAAAAGATTATTTTTAAGGGATCTTTTGTATAACATAATGATAACAAATATTTCAGGATCAAAAATATTAAAAGATATAACTGAAAAACTATGCGATAATAATGACATACCAGATGAGTGTAAATACGAAATTGTTAGAGTGATGGCATATTTTGAACATAACATAATAAGAGGTAGACGCATGATTATGCATATTGAGGCACCAATACTAAAAATAATGAGAATATTATACAATTATGAACAGGAACATCCCGAGTATAAACCAGTGTTTGAAAAATATTATATAGAACAAGAGATTGAGGAAGAAGAAATTATATTAAAAAAACCAGAAAAAGAGCAAAAAACAAAACCTAAGAAAAAGAAAGCTGACGAAGAAATAAAGAAAACTATTAAAGTTAAAACAAAAAATGCACTGGAAGAAACAGAACAAAAAATTGTATTAAAAAGTGTGTATATGACAAATAGTAAGTAATTAATTTATTTATTAAAAAATTGATTATTATAATAGTTAATACATCTTTATTATTAAAATTACAGAAATAACTAATTAGACAAAATATTAACCAAAAAATGTGTGGAATATGGGCTTTTATTCAGAAAGATTCTTCAATTCAAGTAAAAAACTCATACGACGCATTCAAACGAATTCAAGAAAGAGGACCAGATCGTTCATTTTATGTTGAACACGGAGAACCATATAACGCAAAAATTGGTTTTCATCGTTTATCGATTATGGATCCATCGATAAAAGGTGATCAACCATTTGTTTTTGATACAGGAAAACGAGTCGTAAATGTTATTTGTAATGGTGAAATATATAACTTTAAACAAATTGCCGAAAAATATAATATCGAACTAAAATCAGGTTCTGATTGCGAAGTGATTCCTCATCTCTATATTAAATATGGAATTGAGACAGTGATAAAAGAAATTAGAGGTGAATTTGCTTTTGTTATAATTGATGTCGAAAAAGAATCTGGAGATGCAGAAATATACTGTTCACGTGATCCACTAGGAATTAGACCATTGTTCATTTTTGTTGATCCAGAAGGTAATTATATTAATTTTTCTTCTGAACTAAAAGGTCTTGTTGCTGTATATAACAAAAATGTTGTAACAAAGGAATCCGTTAACATTGTCAAACCAGCTCATTATATGTTGATTACTCGTGTAAATGGTGAATTTATTGTACAATACGAAAGAAAATATTATGAATTTCCTCGTATTAAAAAAAGAGATACATATGAAACTGATTTAGATAAAATTAAAAAATCAGTTCTCGATGCCTTGACATACAGTGTAGAATGTAGGATGCATGCCGATCGTCCAATTGGCTGTGCACTTTCTGGGGGATTAGATAGTAGTTCAATCGCGAGCATTCTTGCTAATGCTTTAAGAAAAGAAGGGAAGGGTCGTATACTGAAAACGTTCAGTATCGGTTTGGAAGGATCAACTGATGAACCATATGCTAAAATGGCAGCAGAATATATTGGTAGTGAACATACACATTTTAAAGTCACACAAGATGAGTGTATTGATGCTATTAAAATTATTATTTACAAAATAGAAACATATGATTTGACGACAATAAGGGCATCAGTTTTCCAATATTTATTATGTAAAAAAATATCACAAACTACTGACATAAAGGTTGTTTTTATTGGTGATGTTAGTGATGAAGTAACAGGTGGCTATTTATATTTCCATTCTGCACCGAGTCCAGAAGATGCTCATCATGAAAACGTCAGACTATTAACAGAAATAGGCGAATATGATGTCAAGAGAGCAGATCGCGGTGTTTCAGATAATGGATTGGAAGCACGTGTTCCATTTTCGGATATAATGTTTATTGATACTTATTTATCAATAAATCCTGAATTCCGTGTGCCAATAAATGGTGTAGAAAAATGGCTTTTGAGAGAATCTCTAAAACCAGCAGGTCTATTGCCAGATTCTGTTTTATACAGGAAGAAAGAAGCATTTAGTGATGGTGGTTCAAGTGTTAAAAAATCTTGGTATCAAATTGTTCAAGAACATGCTAATCAATTATACACTGATAAATACTTCAACGACAAACAAAAATTATACAAACACAACCCACCCCCATCAAAAGAAGCTTTGTATTATAGAGAATGGTATGAATCATTTTTTGGTGAAAATGTTGATCACATTATTCCTCATTATTGGCTTCCAAAATGGGTCGGAAATATTAGTGAGCCATCAGCACGTGTTCTCCAACATTATCAAAATAAAGAAAATGCTGAAGTTCTTGAATAAGCAAAATATACAAAATAAGGAATTTTATTTATATAGTAAACTTGTTTAACTGTATCTGTATTTTGGATATGTATTAACATATTTGTAATTAGGTGTATATGTTGAGTACGATGCAAAATACAAAATGTAATAGATTATTACACTCACAATAGCTCCTACTATATAAAATATTGGAATAGAATGATTATTAAAAGTTATTTCCTTGAATTTATTTTGCTTGTGGTCATATATAAAATCAGGTTTTATTATGTACAATAACATAGTTAATATTATATATATTACGACGGCATTTACTGCCGGATTTATTGGACCAATGTAATCCATTATAATAATTATCTGTCATATAATAAAAATATTAAATCTATATATTTTTATTATTTTTATAATAAAATTATTACAGACATAGATTTAATATTTGAATAATAAATTTATAACAAAATAATTAATCATATTTTATAGGTTTATTTGTTAAATCATCAATTGTTGATCTTGTACATTGATATGATTTATATTGTGCCATATGAGGTAAATCTTCATGGAATTCTCTACCTTCTTTATCTAGGGACGATGTAAATGTCATCATACTATTATCTCTCTCTTTGTATTTATGTATTAATTCTTTCATTATTGTACCTTGATCGGTTATACCATTCAATTCAAGACCCTTGAAGTTATACCAATCGAGATTATCATAATTTACGGGTTTAGTGTCTGTTCCAGTACCTTGTCCAACATTAGTGAGGAAACCAACTACAAATATTTCTTCAATAACCATTTCATGATTTCTATCTTGTATTTTTTGATTTTGTTTTTTTGGTGTTGTTGTTATATTTGGATCTAAATCTTTAAAGAAATCTCTTTCTTCGTTAACATCATGATTTTCTGTTACAAAACTGACCCTGACTATCATTTGATCATCAACATTCTCCTTTTTAATAATAAATGTACATATATATTCTGTTTCAAATTCTGTGACATATTTTTCAACATAATCAATTTTAACTAATCTGACTGGAGAACGTTTAGCAGGCTCAGCGAATAATGATCGGGGTAATCCCAATTCGTCTTGTTCTTTATCCCAACCAGACTCTTTATGTAACTGTGGTAATGGTTCGTCCCATCCAGTATTATTTCCCCTGTAGTCGCTCACGTAGAATTCTACATCTCTATTGATTAAATTTATGAAATCTTTTACAGTTTTTTTCACCTCTTTGTGTGGAAATGGTACGACCGTTAATTTAGTTGGTGCATCTTGTATATTAAATATTTTTTTTTGGTCAGGTGCAATGTCATTAAATGATGTTAATGTGTCGCGATAATCTGTATGGAATTGCATTTCAACAAAGTGTTCGTTTAAAATAATACTTTCTTTTTTTCTATCAAGTTTATCTTTACGTGTTCTCCCAAAATCGAATGCATTAACATCAAGATCATCATATAGATAGCTATTTTTATTTTTAAGATCAGCTAAATTTCCTGGTGTTTTATATTTGTATTTTTTATTTTTAGTAGAAAGGGTATCATCATATCCATATTTTTCATCAGCGGCTTTTCCATCGAATCCCTCATACAAAGAATTATTCGAATTATTAGAATAATATGATTTATAATTTATATACAAAAAATAAACAACACCTATTATCGCAATTATTAATATTAAATCCAATATGTTCATATTTTATGTAAAATATATAAATATTTTGTTATATATTAGAAAAATATAAATATATTAAAAAAAATCAATTAATTTCATTATTTCAATATGTATTAAAGTATAAATAATCACTTGATGTCCAATCATCAAACATTCTCGGATAATAGTCACCAACTTCTTCTCCATCTTCAGCATCGACATCAATATCTAATGCTTCGGCTTCTTCCTCATCATCCACTTCTTTTTCAATTTGTTCATCACTAGGTGGTTCATCATCTTTGTATTCTTCATAAATACCGACAGTTTCAGTTTCCAATCCATGTCCTTTTTGTTCAACATCATATACATAACCAGCGCTATCAAGTATATACATGAATCTTTTAATATCATATGTATTAAATATTTCATCCATATTGAACATATTAAATACGAGACTAGTAAAATCGATGAGGAACATAACAATATTTGTTCTCAATACTTTATTTTGGTTAAAATGTAATAATTTATCAATTTCACTTACAATGTAATACAATAACATGTTACCATTTGTATCATATTTACTTATTTCTTCTACATTTAATAATCTGATATCACCAATATTTACTGCCTTATCATCCATTTTTTCTGTAAATATATTATTGTATATAACTTTCCAATGTTTGAATATTCTATGATTACCTTTATCATCTTGTATTTGCATATTAGTAATTTTTTTATTATATTTATCGAGAAGTTGCACAAATGGATCAGCTTCTTCCTCCCTATTAGGATTATAACCATATTTATCATCTTCACTAGAAGATTCCTTTTTCAATTGTGTAGAATTTTTAATTTTATAAATAAATCTCTGTACTTCAATAATTACCTTTTTAAGATTATGAATTCTTTCTCTAATTATTTCAGCTAAAATATCTTTCATTATTTCTTCTTTATCATTAATCTTACTATATGTTCCAATTTCTTGATTTTCTTTTTTAGTTCTTTCAAATCTGTCTTTTATATTGATAAAATGTGTTGTATATCCCAATAATTTCAGTCTGTTTGCAACAGAATAATTTATTTTTATTTTTCTATTCGTTTTCTTATCCATTACAAAATCTTTACTCGCTTCTTTGTAACCTAATAAAATGTGTGTTGTTGCATCGTAAAATACATCCAGTTTACCAGCTCTATGACTACTATAATATATTACATCTGTTTTGAAAAATGGATGATTACTTTTATAAAAAATGCGATTGTCTTTATCTGAAATTACTATTGGTTTATCCAAGATATAGCCATTATGGTCGTGGTCAATAATATAAACATTATCACGAAGCAATACATTATAATTATCTTTTCCTGTGTCTTCTCCTATAATTGATTGAATATTATCAATAAATTGATCGATAAATTTATACGGTTCATCGCCAGTACTATTTTTTTTGAAATGTTCGATTAGTTTGTCCATAACACCTTTGTTGTATAGATCTTCTTGTTTTATAAATTCTTTTTCTCTGTTGTTGTATAATTGTTCTTTTTGTCTTTCAGATTCTTTTTGTTTATTAATACCCTGTTCTAATTTATCTAATTCTTCGTGTGTGTAATTGTAATTTTCAGAATATTTACATTTTTCGCAAACAACGCATTTTTCATCTGTTTTTTTGTCAGATTTTTTGTCAGATTTTTCTTCCAATTTTTTGTTATCGTTATTTGTATAAAGATAGTTATGCAGTGTTCCATCAAAACAATATTTTTTAGCTAATTTAGTTAATGCAACATATTTAATATTTTTAACTATTTCTTCTGTGAGTTCTTTATTGTATTCAACATTTACTGAAGTACCACATATTTTACAAACTAATAACTTACCTTGTATTTCCCATTCATGAAATTCACCACTTGGACAATTTGTTACATTACTCGCTCTATATATTTTATTTTTCTCTTTTATTTGTTGTCTCGATGTAACAAAATATTTGGCTGTCTTACATGTTCTATAATTTGGAGAATCATATTCTACCTTTTTATTGGGAGACGGTCCTGGTAATTTTATTGGCACAACGTCTGCTAAAACATATCCCTTCCTTTCTGTTGAAACAGAACTTTTTTCACTTATTTTGAATGTATCCAGTAGTGAACTATCTATAAATGTGTCGTTCATTTTTTTAAAATATTTTGCCGATATGACATCATATAATCTCAGATTATTTGCTTCTGTACTGCTTATTTCTAACACACTATTTAATACATCTATCACAGTATGAATAATAACTTTTTGTATTTTAGGATCAAATTTCTTCTTAGTTTTAGATGTAATGGGTTTATAGATTTTTTTAAGATCTACAACTGCAGGTTTATCTTCTATTACTTCTTTTTGTTTTCCTTTAGTTTTTTCTGTTTCTGTCGCGGTTCCCGATTCATAATGCCACATATTATATTTTGTTATGAAACATGACATTATATAAAGAATATAACAAAATGTTTTATAACGCTTTACATCAATTGTTTCTCCACTATTATTTTTACGTATTTTTAGATTGTCAAATAATGTATGACCAAATTTTTCAAATATTGGATAATTACAAAACCCTTTGGTGTCTCCATACATAAATCCAATATGACTATTATTCATTTCTAACATCATCAATATAATAACATATGCGAGGACATTATTATATTTGATGGCCTTATAGTAATCTTTTTCTTTGGATGAATACACAAATATACTATTATCTAGATCAAAAACGAACAAATTGGATAAATCTCGACTTACTCCGTATGTTTTTGTTGCTTGTTGATTTCTTTCTCTGAAATTCTTCTTGAGTTTTTGATTGTTCATCATAATAATATCAATCGCGTCTTTTGTTATGGCCTTGCGCCTAAATTTGACACTATACGAAGTTCCAATAAAATATGGAATACTACAAATTGAAGCTATTTTTTCAATAGTTTTATCTATATTTCTAATGGCTAAATTATATTTTGCGTATTCTGGAATTTCTTCGAGTGGAACGTCGAGAGGCATACTAAATGTAATGAATCGTTGTGTTTCATCATCGAATGTTCCATCAAGGATGAATTTTTTAATATTCAATTGATGACTACAACTTTTACAAATATATTCTTGATCAATATTTTCGATAACATACTGTTCAATAAAATTAAATAATAAATCACCGTATTTATTTGGATCTTTTTTTCGTAGACCCGATATGTTTTCCCATGTTATATTATGTTGACATACAGCACCGTTTGCTCCGTTTTCAAGACTTTCGGTGTTATCCTCATTAAATAATTCATTTTTATAATTTCTGACGGGATTGATTTTTATTGTTTGAATTCTGGGTGGTTTTTTTTCTTGAATTTTTTGTAATTTTATAACACTTCCTGATAATCCATAAAATATATCATCATTCTCATCATAACGTGGCTCTGTTTTTTCTGCTTTGGTGTAATAAATGAGATCTTCAATTTGTTCATATAATTTGGAATCTTTGGGTATTTCTATTGTTCGTTTCTCTCTTGACTCGATTATTTTAAAAGCATTATATAAAGAAATTTCTTTAAACGAACTTATTTTTTCTGTTATTTCATAATATAATTCATTAAGCATATCATCATATAATTTTGATACAATAAATCTTATTTGTTCTTGTAAATTTTGTTTACTCAATTGTTCATATGTGTCCATTTCCGCCCTGTCTGTTTCATTATCAAAATGCCAAAATACTGACGATTGATGATGTTTTTCATTTATTTCTGATTGTTGTAAAAATTTATTTATTATTTCATAACCATTATTTGTTTTTTTACTGAGTGTTCTCACATTTAAAATGTCCCTAATTTTAAGGCAATCTAACGGTCTCATATTAGTGGGAATAACAAATCCAATTATATTTAGTGAATTATCTTTTGCTCCAGTTCTTAATTGTAGTATATTTCTTTCATTTTGTTTTTGTTCATCATCAAGAGAAACCGCGCGAATTACAGGAATTGTATTGTTCATTTGAATACTAAATCCATAATCTCTAAAATCTTTGAAATTAATGTATGGATATTTTCTATAATGAATAAGATCATTATAATATTCATTATTTTCAATACTTCTTTTCCCTTGATTTAATAATTTATTTATAATTTTTATTTCTTCATTATTATTATAAAGAACCGCTCTTCTATCAGCCAGAGGATTATGAAATAATTTTTTAATATCTTGTTTAATTTTTGGATCTTTCTTTGCACTATCAGAATATAATTCTGATGCTCGATCTATTTTATTTACAATATATCTTATTTTAGTATCTTCCTTTTTTTTAGCTTTTGTTGGATCAGAAATTTGTTTATCATATTTTTCACTATCTTTATGATAAAGAAGAAAATCATCAACAACTGGAACTAAAATGCGAGAATTAATTAAATGCAGTATTTTATCATCAACATTTATATCAATAATTTTTAAACTATTCTGTTCAGTTAAATAACCCCAAAATTCATGTGCTAAACCACGCACCATTTCTTTTTTTGTGAATAATGCTTCAACACTACTAAAATCGATATGTTGTGTTCTCGGTATAACAATATCGATAAATGTATATTCTCCTCCTTCATTTTCTACGGTTTCTAAAATACGGAACACATCCTCTTTTTCGGTTTTTTTGTATATTAGAAGAATAATAATAGTTTTAATAATATTATGCACTTGATCGTTTACATTCCCGTTGAGATTTTCAAGTCTGTAGGCTGAATCAATATAATCACTACCTAAATTGTTTAATAGAGAAATAGCATCTTTATACTCTAATTTACCCGAAACTGCATTTAGTTTGGCAGAATCCATATCGACAAGATAAATAATATTTTTAACTAATTCATTATATTTAATAAGCAATGCGTTATTTTCACTATTAAAAAAATTGTCGACTCTAAATGGATACGCCACTTGATTTTTTGTAAATTCCACAACATTGTTGATATATGTGTCATTTTTTCCTGTATAAAATGCACCCAGTGTCAAAAATAAATAAAATGTTATGTATCTTTTAATAATATTCAATATAGTTTTTACATTGTCTTCATTTTTAACCAACTCCTTTATCTCATTTACATTTATAGTTTTAACATAATCTATAAGGATATCATTGATATCTTTCTGATATTTTACGAAATTCTGCTCTTCAAGAAGTTTACTTAATCGCTTATTTTTATCTTTGATTACTATATTTGTATAAAAGTCATCTATAATTTTATCAAGAAGATCATCAATTTTATTAATATACATTAATACAAACTAACTTTATAAAGTTGAATTATAATATAATAATTGAATATATTTTTTATAAAATTATCCGAATATTTTTTTGGAAAATATAAGTGTATTTATAACATTACTACATGTTATAATAACACTTTTAATTAATCCTGAGGATTCGTTCTCAACAAATATATTTTAGATGAAACACTTTTATTGCAGTTTTAGGTTCAATACTTATATTACAATTAAATTATTTAAAATTATTTTAAATTATTTTAAATAGGTTGCATATAATGTTGAATAGATTCATAATGAAAAAAATAAAATATATGTTCATAGTAGAAGATGTCATATATGTACTTAAAAAGTATTAATAATACCCTTGAGAATCTGTCAAAACCACAAATGGAAATAAAATATAATTATAATATTACAGAGAATAAAGAATTTATGCTTATATATCCTAATACAGTAAACGCATCAAATTCAAATGTTCCAGACATACAATGTAAAAACTATAACACAAATAATGTTTTACCAGATAAACACGAATTATTTTGTAAAAAACTAAGTAGCATAGATATATTTAAACATGTTACAAGCGTCATTGTCTCAAAATCTAATAATAAAATAGTAACATATTTTACAAAAAATTCATCAATTAATTCAGATGCTAAAAACTGTTTAAATAGTACAAAGACTTGGGATAACTTGGTAATTAGTGAATGTTTTGATGCTCCAATAATTAAAATATATAATGATCCCAGTACAAATGAATGGTATATATCATCAGAATATAATATAGACGCAAATACAATTTATGGGAAAAATAAATCGATCCGAGATATATTCAATGAAATCAATAAAAATATATTCGATGAACTCGATAATAGATTTGTGTATCAATTCATATTATTACACAATAAATATAAAAATATTGTTCAATATAATAATCTTGGGAATGATTACAAAGAATTAGTATTACAGAATGTAACATTGAACGGACTTTATGTAGAAACTTTATTTGATAACCAACCGAATGAATTCGATATTGAAAAATATATTGAAGATCATATTGATGAAGTAATAATAAAAAAAAATTTAATGAAGCCAACAATTTATAATTTTTCGTGTTACAATGAATTTATCAATACATTAGATAAAATAAACTATGATAATGTTATTTATAAAAGGATTTCAACAGAGGGTTTTAATATATATGACAGTATTAACAATTATACATATCGAATACAAACAGATATTTTTATTCAACTAAGCAAAATAAAATCCACCTTCAAAAATAATTATCAATTGTATTTATGTCTGTATCAAAAAGATAAATTAAACGATATATTACCATATATGTCTAAATATAGTAATGAAATAATTCACAGAATAAATACATCAATGAAAACACTTGCTAGAGAATTTTTAAATATTTACCATGTTACAAGACAAAAAAATAACAAAAATTTATATGATTGTCTTACTGATCAATATAGAAAAGTATTATATGGTATCCATGGTATTTATATAAAAAAACGAAAACAAGATTTTACTCAATCCAATAGATTCTTTACCAATGATATCCATACTAAAACTATCAAATTATTTGGATCGAATAATAAACAAACCGATGACAACTTTGATGATAAAATAATGGAAACAAAGTCTATAACTGTTCACGACATATATTATTATATAAAAAATTTACCATATGATCAACTAAAACAAATTTATCTAGATAGAATAGAACTACTAAATGATTCACTGCTCGTCCCACACATTGATACTAATTGTATGTATACATTAACACAAGCAAGACTTATGATCATGGATAATTTAGTTTAATTGCATTGCTTTCTTCTTATTTTTTGGTTTAATATTATCACTTTCAATATCTTCATTAATATTTATATTATCTTCTTGTTTTTCATATTCATCGGTATCATAACCTTCTTTTTTTTTAAGAACCGTAAACTGTTTCATCAATTCAGAAAAAACATTATCTAAATACTCAATCGTTTCAAATAATGGCTGTACCGGAGATATTTTAGGATCTATTGTCGATATTTTAAATTTCATCAGTTTAACTAAATGATCCGGTTTAGATACACCTGAAAATAATATTTGTTTATGATCTTGTAGTGCGTTATTTATAACATTACAAATTGTATGATCTTCATTCACTATCTCAAAGAAAATTGTTTGTGCTGGTAATATTTCTTTTTCATCAACTCTATTTTTAATTTCAGCCGCAATTCCTTTCAGTTTTAATCTTATATACAAACAAGATTTTATTAAAATATCGAATTCGTTCATTTGACCACATGATTCAGTTGTATATAAAATTTTACCAGGTAATTCATCGTGATAAGATTGAGCTGCTGCAGCCCATATATTATCTCTTTCTCCAACACCAAGACATCCTTTTATTTGACATTTAAATGTTTCATTTGGTCTCAATTGAACAATTAATATTGGTTCGTTTTTATTTCTATTCGGATACGGAATCTGAAACCCTTCAACATAGTAATACATATTATTCGTTGTTACATTCATATTTTCATTCGTATTATTATAAACATTTATTACTCCTTCAATTGACATTTCCTTTTCGTGTTTATCTCTATCTTTATCATTGTAGTCTACACCATCCCAATATCTAGGATGAAGATAATATAAACTGTTTTTAATATCAAATATCGGTAATTGTCTTAAACGAATTCTCATCATATCATTATTATATACTGAATTATTATGCTCAATATTAATATAGGCAAATGCGTACATGGGTATGTCATCAAACGATACACGACGCAAAGTATTTGTGATAACAGTATTTGTGTCTTTTCCTGAAAATTCAAGAACTAATTGACTAGGCTTGAATCCTTCTGCCTTTTGATATCCAATCTTTTTAATATTAATATCTAATTTACTCATATTGTTAAATTTGTCTTTGATATATTTGTAATATATCAATATATTTAAGTTACTTTGTTATATTGTGTATAATATTCAATTTTTATATTATTAATATAATCATATAGTCGTATAATCATATAATCATATAATTATATTTGATGAACAGAAACCAGGCAACAAATGCAGGACAAAATAATAGGTCAAATATAAATATTTTTTATTACAGTCGTGTTTCAAAACTATGTATCGATTTACTCAGAATGATGGAGAGCTATAATATTCTTAATAAATTTTTTTTGAAATGTGTAGATGATATGGACGTAAATTCAATTCCCAAGGGATTGGAACGTGTCCCCACATTAATTATTTCAGGAATTGATAAACCTTTAGTTGCAAATGAAGCTGTAAAATGGTTCAATGATAATCGTCCCTACCTTATTCAACAAAATATGAATATGCAAAATAAAAAATTAATATATAATATGACAAAAAATATGTATGGCAATACTGGACCGAAGGGGTTTTCAACGAGTGAATTAGTTGGAACTTCGGATAACTTTGCTTATATGGAAACTGATGAAGCTCAACCAAAAGAATTTTGTAGGTATGGAAATGATGGAGATATTATTTATACACCTCCCAAAGATTCTAAAATTAATGATTCGTCACAAAAACAATTGTTGACTACCGCTGAAGATATCAGAAAAACACAAGAAAAAGAATTCGCATCAGTTATGAAACATGATCAAATTGATAAACTTATTGAAAAAGAACGCGATCAATTGATGAAAAACCGTATGGGACTATAATTACATTCATAAACTTACTTAAAAAAGATATCTATATTATTAATTATATAAATATAAATAAAAGTAATGACCAACACAAATGATAAAAGAATAAAAATATTAATATCGAATTTTAATAATTATACTAATGTATTAGCCACATTTATTGCAAACACATCACCTAATTCAAATATGAAGATGTACAAAGGAGAAATAGAAAGATTAGTTGATGAAGGATCCAAGGTTATGATTGATACATTTACACTAAATGTTTTGAGATATGAGGAACAAATTATGGAAGGTGATGAAGC